TGTAGATAGTACGGATAACTTCGCGGTTAATTTCAGCGAGGATCTCAGTACTCAAGATGTTAGCAAGTTCTGCTTCAGCGTTAAGACCGTGAATGGCCTTAAGGTCTTGAGCGAGTTCTAGTGAATACTCAGCTTTCAAAGCACGGGACTTAGCAGTAACCGTAACTTTCTCAATGCTGAATGCCATCTGGTTGAAGGCATCATTAGCAGTGCCATCAAGTGCTTCAGCATCAGCTGTGGGCATTCCCTGACCTACATTGTAGGCAGTAGAAGTAGCAGTACCAACTGGGTTCAGAACGCCAGGGTTAGTACCGGACTGTCCAGTAGTACCCATACCAACGTTTTGCTCAGTTCCTTCCTGAACATCGAATCCGTAAGGCTGTCCAGAGAACGCCGAATCTACTTCGTCGTAGAAAGTTTCGGATCTAGAACCTTCCTTATAGGTCTGCGAGCGCATTGCGAAGATAAGTCCAGTAGGACCACTCATCGGTTGAACGCCAGCCAGATCATAAGCGATCAGGTTAGGCATGGAGCGTCTGATCAGGGAGATCAGAACGGGGTCGAATCCAGCAGTAGGACCAGCAGGAGCAGAATCAGAACCAAATCCACCAGTACCGGAGGCGTTAGTTGGTGTTGCTTCTGTCAGGAATGAACCGGACTCGGAGAAAGAGTTTTGCTCTCTCAGAAATTTTTCTTGGTTTTCTAGCAGGACGGCGGTAACAGCTCTACGGTGAGAATCTTGGATCTCGCCCGCACCCTCAGCATTGAGGAGAGGTGCCCACTTTTCCTGCAATTGTTCGGAATGGAACATTTGCGTTTACCTTAAGTGTAATTGTTTTTTAGTTTGAATTAATGTTAAATTCAGTTTATTTGTTAAAAGTCGAGAGCGTCCTCAGATAAGCAGACATCGAATTCGATACTGATTCAGGAGCAGCTTCTACTCCCTCTGAAAGAGTTTCTGTCTTAACGGTTGAAGGCTTAGAAACGAAATAAGAATCTTTCAAAGTCTCCAGTTTTTCACGATAATTTGCTTCACTTTCAAACTCTACACTTTCAGCAAGTGCGGCAAGCTTTTCTTTCTGCGTGGCAGCAAGGCCTTCAGAAACGTCGGCAAGAATTACATCTGAAGTAGACTCAGAAAGTCTCTTATTCAGTTGTATGTTCCTATCGATTTGCTCATTGAGCTTGGTTTCCATGTCATCTAGTTTTTCTACCATACTCTCTAGTACATCATATTTTTCTTCAGGGAGTGATACATAATGCTCTTCAAAGAGGCCTTTCAAACCAGTCATAAAGGAAGCATTAAGATCTTCCTTAAGACCAGCCTCAACGGCTAATTTATTTTCTTCCATCCATTCAGATGAAACATATTCTAGGTAAGAATCAACACGCTCAGAGAGTTCAGTTTTAATTTCTACAATCTCTTCGTTAAGTCTTTCGACATATTGTGATTCTAGAATTTCTCTAGCGTTTTCAATCTTGTGCCTAATAGCAGCTTCAAAGATTGTTTTTGCTTTCTCTTGAAATTCTTCAGAGAGTTCTTCGCCAGAAAGAAGTGCTTCTACGTCTTCGGCAACACTGATTTCTTCAAAATCAGGTGCTTCAGCAACAACTGCTTCTTCGGCAGTTTCTTCTTCAACTACTTCATCAGTAGTAACTTCTTCCTCTTCGATTACTTCGTCAGTAATCTCAGTATCTTCAGGAACACTTACAGGAGTAGCGCTAGTCTGCGCTGCCATTCCTGCTTTAGCACCCTTGTTGACAACATCCTTAACTTGCTTAAGACTTCCACCAGGTGTATTCAGCTTAGCTGAATCATCATCTGGTTTGTAGTTGTCAGGTGTAGGCCCTCCAAGATCCTCAACAGCAGCCTGTCCAGGAGTTGATCCTGAATCCAGACCCTTTAGCGGATCAGCTGCTTTAGCGTTAGCATTGACAGCGGTTTTGGATTGCTTTGTGCCAGTTTCCATTTCTTGTAATTGTGTGCCACGCGACATTTGAACTCTCCGATTAACCTTTAGTAGTAATTTAATCTATATTTATTTATAAATTGAGAATTTACAATGAGTTTAAAAACTGATTGAATAAATCCAATTTATGCTCTTCTAACGCTTTTTGCGCCACAAGAACGTCTATTTGATGCTTTGTATTAGCAGCGAGTCTTTCACGAAGGGTATTACCTTCCCAAACCCACTCTTTTCCTTCCATAATTCCTTCAACAAAAGCATCAGGAGCAGAAGGATCAGCAACGATATCAGCAGCAGTAGCTAACATAAAGTCGTCGCCAACAACATTAAATCCTTCTTTGGTTGGTTTTAATGAACCAATACCACGAGAGGATACACCAAGTTTTACACCTTCATTAATTAAGGACTTGGCGATTTGACCCATAGGAGTCTCAAGAATCTTTGCTCTACCAATAAAATTGGAACCAGATTCTTTTAATGAAATAATTTTATGAGAAACTCTATCAAGATTAACAGTTGGACCATCAGGATGACCTAATTCGCCAAGTGCTCTACCTGTTGCAACATTAGATTCATTATATCTACAAACTTCCTTTTGAAGAGTTTCTAATGGATACATCCGACCATTACGGTTCTTGATATTCGCTTGAAGAAAGGGTCCTTCAATGAATAAAGATTTTTTATCACCTTTTCCTTCGGTAATAAACTTTACTGATTCGATTTCTTCTCTAATAAGTTTCATCAGGAATCTCCGCTAACTTGTACTTGCTGTAGATATGCCACACCAGTTCCTAATGCCAATGTACCAACTGTGAAAGTACCTCTCACATATGCATCATATCCAAGACCATCTCTTGTTGTATTTGGATATGGACTAACAGAAGGATAGTTAACAACAATACTCTGAGAGAAAGTTCCTCCTAAAGGATCTGTGTTATTAACACTCATTACAATGTAATCACTGAAATCATAATCTGAATTGCCACCTACAGATAAGGAAACAGAATCTCCAACCACAAATTGAGATCCTTCACCTTCTGGGAATGTTAATGTAGTGGTAGCAGCAGCACTGGTAACACCAACAACTCTTTGTGATCGGGGTTTACCAATATTAATAACTTCCGTTGTATTCTCAGCAACAAAGTAATTTGCCGGAGTCGCAACAACACCACTTGTGCCAATACCAATATGAGCACCTTTGGTTAAAGCAGTGACTCTCAAACTATCAGATTGATGAGAAAATGCAGTTGAATTAACATTAGATGTACCAGTCGTAACTGCAGTACAAGTTCCTACAGGATTATGAGCCATTATTCATTCCGTCGATGGACATTGTGATTATTAGTTATTTATAAACTAGTATTACTCTTCAGATTCAACTTCTGGTTCTTCTTCTGGTTCTTCTTGACCAAACATACTACTAGATACTGAAGGTTTAATATCATCAATATTATCAGCACTCTTTGTGAAAAGAATATCTTTAATTCTATCACTTATTCCAGATGGCGACTCATCAGAAGCCATCATATCCATTAAATCAGCATTAGTTACTTCAGGCATAGCATTAAATAGTACAATTTTAAATATTTATCAAATCTCTGCAGACTTGACTTGTTTGTCAGATGGTTCCATTATTTGAGCATCTACTTCAGGTTCTTGAACAGGAGCTCCAAGATCTCCCATATCAGATAAGGGTTGACCAGTTTCTGGGTCAATAGGTGCCATTGGGTCAGGAATAACTCCATCCGCAATTTCTTTAGCAATCAACTTATCCTGTTCAATAATTTCCTCATCTGCTTGACGAAGAATCTTACGGCGAACATAATCTTGAGAATAATACTTGCCGATATATGGTTCTGCTGTTGCAGCCATATTAAGTCTCTCAGTAAGAAGTTCAGTTTCTTTTAGTTCTGAGAAGTGGTTATCATAGATAAAATCATATTGAATATGATCTGCCATTACTTCCCAATCCTCAGGAGTAATAATATTCTTAAGAATCAATTGAGTCTTAAGCATATCACTAAACATTGCCGAGAATCTCTTTCTCAAACGTCCAACAAACTTACTAAATTTAACCTCATCTCTTAAGATCTCTGAAGACCTTCCAAGGTTAAATCCACCATCACCACCAATCCTAGAAACAGGAACATTAAGTGCTCTGTATAGTTTGTCTTGGAAATACTTAATATCAGTAATCTCTCCAAGGTTCTGACCACCAGGTAAAGTAGTAATCTCCGTACCTCTACCACCTTCTCTTCTAGGAAGCCAGAAGTCTTCTAGCATACTCATGAATTTCTTATCATCACGAACCTCACCAGTATTAGCATCATATACTAACTTATTACGATACCTCATCATAACATCACGGAGATATTGCTCTGCCTTTACCTTAGGAAGATTACCAACATCAATATAGAAAATTCTACGTTCTGGTGCTCTTGATAGTCTATAGATAACAAGACTATCCTCAATCATTCTAAGTTGATTAAGAGCTTTAATTGATTTGTGGAGATATGAAAGTGTTGATCCCTTATTTCTATCTACAAGTCCAGAAGTGCAAAATGTGATAGAATCCTTAGTAAATTTAATACCAGCATTAGCACCAGCACTTGATCCAGAATGTAGAGGACTTCCTATTGGATACGTCATCTTTGGATTATAGATGAAGTATTCCTCTAATTCAGGAAACTCATAATCCATTGGATTATCTTCAATTAGATTATTATGCTTCTTGAATTTATCCTTATCATTTTTCTTATTTCTACGTACATAACGCATCTTTAGTGCATCAATATAACGTAGTTCTTGTATACCTTCATGTGGTTTTTTAAGGTCAATTACCTTATGATAATACAATCTACCGTCAATATACCAATTTCTATAGATCTCATGCGATTTTTTATCAAAATCAAGCATTTCTTTAATATATTTAAACTCATTTCTAATCTTAGTTTTAATGCCATCACTAGCATTGAGATTAGATAGTTCAATTTCTACTGGACTATCATTAGTATCTGATACGATTGCTTCATTAACAATATCCTCAATAGCACTATCCGCTTCAGGATGAAGAGCCATTTCACGATATCTTTTAATAAGATCAAATTCAGTTCTGTAAACACCTTCAATATCAACATAGGAACCAAAAAACCCACTACTCAGATAGTGATCACTCTGATCCTCCTTATTGGGAGGAACAGGTGATAGAGTAGTGGGTGATTTTGATTCACTATCATCGATAGAAAATCCAAATAACTTAGGCATGATTTATTTTACATCTTGTCTGTGATCTATTTATCAGAGTAGATCAAAGACCTTTTTGGAATTAACCTTGATTATTTCCGGGTTTTGGTTCCCAGTATTGAACTTGGAATTCAACTGTAAATTCTTCAATCGAATCTCCAGTATCATAAGAAAGGTCAATTGCACTAATGTTGGTTGGGAAAATACCATAGAAGGTATATTCATAAACAGATTCTAAACCAGTTCCATCAACTGCTCCTGCAGCTGATGCTAGTCTTGAAAGCTGTTTAACGGTTGCATCAATTTGATAGTCAGCTGGATTTGTGTCGCCACTAGCATCAGCATACTGACCAATCTTTTGCATCCAGTTTTCCATCGCTGTGCGAATTTCAAAATTGGTGTCATTAATTATAGTAATTGTCCAAGTATCGAAAGTTCTGTCTCCAGCAACTTTAAATGTTCTTCCTCTAAAAGGAATTTCAATAGGTGCAATGTTTGATGCGGGCAAAGAAGCTGCTTTACACAACATCTTTGTATTTTCTGCAGGTAATCCTATGCTGGCGTTACCTTCAGTCATTTCGATTTCAAATAAATTGGGGCGTGCACCGCCGCCCGTTAGTGTTGCCTTAAAATCTTCAATTCTGTGTCCTACTGCCATTGTTTTGGTCCTCCTTGTTTGTTATTTATAGTATGAATAGATTAATTAAACAGTACCAGCGACTTCTTCAAACGCTACACCAGTTCTAGTAGCAACAAATGTCAGTGTGACATAGTTGATAGACTTGGTAGGCTTGAGGTAGATGTCCGCTCTAAATTCATTGTTATCAATAACATCAGGAGTGTTGTTCGTGGCATCGCAAACAACTAAGAATCCGTATAGACCCCTCTTTGCTTGAACATCACGAAGATAAGGTTCAACAATGTTCTTAAAGTTTGCTCTCGTTAACTCATCGTTCAGTTCAAAGAGTTGAGCTTCTGCTGCTTTCTGCAGTGCTTGCTCGACAGTAAGGAACAAACGACGAACGTTAATTCTATCAAATGCCGAGGCATATCCAAGAGCAGTTTTATCACCAAAGAGAAGTGTTCCAATTCCAGGTTGAGTAATAACTGAGTTAATTCTCAAAGGATATAGGATATCTCTTTGTGCCTTGCTTGGGTTAAAAGCAAGTTTGATAGCATTATTAATGATTCCTCTTTGTTGACCAGCAGGTGAGAACCAAGGATAAGCAATTAAATTGGTGCGAACCATTAGACCTGCGATATCACCGTTAGTGGGAATCCAACGGAACTTATTATTAAATCGATCATAAGTATACTTATATCCACTATCAAAGATGCCATAAGATGTAGACATCAGTGGACTGAAATATTTAACTAGATTAGCAGTTTGTGTGTCATCATTAGTAACACCAACCAAATCTGATCTATGTGGTCCAACAAGAGCAACACAATCTTTTCTACTATTAGCTAAGGAAAGAAGGTGACCTGCTTTTGCCTGAGACAATTCTCTGGAAGTTAATCCAGGACCCATGATCAAATAGTCCATGGCAATTTCATCGGCATTAGAAAACTTATTATAGGAGGTTTGTAGATCTCCTAAAGTAGCAGCCATACCTTTGTTGGTGGAATAGTCAACACCACCACTAATAACATATGAATTGTTACCAATTGCGCTATAAGTTACGTCCTGAGCATTTAAACCCCAAAGACTATCTCCAACTGTAACTGCTGTGAATTCAGTTGAGAATCCAGTAGCAACAGGATTTGTCTTCCAATACGTGTCTTCTGCATTGGAAGGATTGCTTCCTGCATAAACTTGTGTTGAGAAATCAGCAATATATTGCTCGTACCAAATCTTCTGAGGAGAATTAACTGCTGAGATAGCATCCTTTGCCTTAGAAAGACCTACGTGCTTCTCAATAATACTTCCTGTGACTCCAGTGATTTCACCTAAGTCATCAATAACACATACGTGGAATCCGTCATTCTTACCATTTCTATCAAGAACGTACTTGTTAGAAATAGGTCTTGGAGCAATAGACTTCCAATACATTACTCCATTGGTAATTCCAAGTTTCTGTTGGTCATACCAGTCAACTGCAGTTGTAGGTGTATATGCCGCAAGAGTAGCGGAAAGTCCAGTATTAATACCAGAGTTATTTACAAAATAGCAACTATCTGAAGTATCGAAAGATGCCCATTGAGTGCTCTCTGCATAACTAATCTTAATTTCTGTATTTGCTGCAGAAACTCTTGATACAACCTTAATATCAATTGTAGACGCTTCATTAGTTGCGTCAGTTGTAACGCCAGTGATAATTCCTTTCAAATATCCAGTAAAGGAACTGGTTGTTCCTGCTCCAGGAATAACAACTCCACTCAATCCAGCGGTAATACCATAACCGATTTGAGCGCCAGCTAGTGTTAAACTACTTGTCGTAATACCAATCGTTTGATCAGCAAAATCGTCAATAGTACAAATCTTTAAATTATTTGCCCAAGTACCTGAATTCTTTGCCGCCCAGGTATAATTGGTGTCTTCGCCATCAGCATGGTTCTCCATGTAATCGTCATAATTATCAATTCTGGTTACACCAGTCATTGTTGTATAAGCAACCCCAACGCCAGCATTAGCATTTTGTAGAGTACTGCCAGCAGTTCTAACTACTTTTAAGACTCCACCATATTGGAGAAAGGATGAGGCAGCCATCCAATACTCATATTGTGCGTCAGTTGAAAGAGGTTTTCCAAATGCAGAAATTAAATCCTGCTCTGATGAAATATTGATAGGAAAATCAACAGGTCCAATTGGGAATGGACCTGCGATGCCTCCAATATTATCAAGTACATTATCAGCTCTTCCTACAGTTAAATCAACCTCCCTAGTTAGTACACCGGGAGATAATTGAGGAGTCGCCATTCTTTTTTCTCCGAAATCTCAGTTTATCTAAAAAATATTTATTAAAATTGACATTTACAAGTAGTTCCACATATAGTCCATTCCGCCACCTTTATCTCCATACTCATCGGTAAACCACCTATCACCCTTATCATCAACAAAACTTTCTTCACCCAACCCATCTTCAATAAAACCAAA